CTTGACGTACATGTTGCCTATGCTGTCGCGAGTCCAGATTGCGCTGTTGACCTGGTCATCTGTCAAGTCGCCGCCGTACACAGATAACCACGCGTTGATCACTGCTTTCATGGAACTCTTGCTGTGCTGGCTGTTGAAGTCACTGTAATCGTAACAGAACGGCACAGCGTGTTTCATTGCGCTCATGAGTCGCATCACATTAGTAGTGGTTGCGGCACTTCCGGTCGGCACGTAGCTTGGGAACGTGTCTTCACAAAGCATCAAGCCATAGTCAGCATGTATGTGCGACGTTATATCACAGCTGTAGAGTGCACGAACTTTACCCCACTCATACTTAGTGCTTGTGTGGGCACAAATACGTGGCGTGCGAGTAGCGTAGTGGCTATAGGCTACGCGTTTGATGGATGCACAGAAGGTCTTCTTCGACCTCACTTCCCGTGGTAATGAGGCGAGAACTGACTGGTCGCTGGTGTAATCAGAGTGGACAGCGCCGTTCGGTGTGCTCGCTACGCGCATACTCCAGTAATCATCCCAAGACAGTCGGCACCCGCGGCGTCCTTCGATACGTGCATCGCTGAACAGTCTCACGCATGACTCGTAGATCTGACCCTCACTGACGTCGACAGTTGTAGGGTTGACCCGGTGTTCTTGTTCAGTCTCCCAGTCTACAGTGCTGTCAACACGATTAACTAACACGTTGAGCTCAAATATCTTAGACAAGTCAATGCTAGAATGACCCTGCATCTGTTTAGACGTCGCACCATAAGTCTTGAGCCAGTCGTCAGAAATGCCACCATGGTATAATATCATGCCGATAAGCACTTCTTTAACAGCCCTGGGTGCAACTTCATAGTACAACCAGAATGTAGTGTGAGCAACTGCTAATTTGTTCCACTGGTCCAACGCGCGTGCGAGTATCGCTTTAAAGCCAGTCATCACTGCGTAGTCACTAGTTATAACGTCTTGTAGCCGAACATGTACGTGATGGTGTTGAGATATCTTCTCAACAACTTTGTCAAGCCGTGAATATCTGTATGGCGG